GCAGCCGCTGAGAACTTTAATTACGAAATGGTAAAAGAATGGATTGCCTTTCGTGATTCTAGGACCAGAGGATTCAAACCTGAACAACCAAAGGACCACTATCATATGGATGGGCAAGTTGTTGACTTTTATGACAATTTTGTAGATCCTAGAAGTGGTGAACAGATTGAATATCCGTTGGCTCCTGGAGGATCAGCAGCAATGGTTATTAATTGCAGATGTTCATATATTGTTGTACCAAAAAGAGATTCAAGAGGCCGCTTAGTGGCCACATAAAACTGGGAGGTGCTTTGGAGGCTTCGGCCAATACTGCGGAATAATGAAATAATAACCAGTCCAAACCCTCCCTAAATGAAAGAAACTATGAAAAGATATTTCGAGCAAAAACTGATTTCTGATTCAGTTAAAGATGTGTCAGAAACAACAAGAAAGGTAAAGGTGGCAATCAGCCAAATGGGGTCTAAGGACTTTGACAATGATGTCATTGACCACGGAGCCTACAACAAGACAATGGCTGAGAGAGGTCCTAAAGGTGCTAATTTGATTTGGCATTTAACAGACCACAATCCAAGCCTAAAATCAGCGATTGGCAAATTCTCTGAGTTGTATGTAGATGGTGACTATTTAGTAGGAATTACTAATGTCCCTAATACAACTTGGGGTAACGATGTGCTTGAATTCTACAAATCTGGTCATATCAATCAGCATTCAGTAGGATTCAGAACAATCAAAGCTGAAACACAAGAGAAAGGTCAGTCAACTGAGTATAACCTAATCAAAGAGATTTTGTTATTTGAAGGTTCGGCTGTTCTATGGGGTGCTAACCCTAACACACCAACAATTGAGGTTGGTAAGAGTCTAACAAGTGAGGAAATCTTAGACACTCACGCAAAACTAAGCAAAGAGATGAGCCTTCTTGTAAAGTCACTAAAAGATGGTCGCTTTACAGATGAGGCTTTTGAATTTATTGAAATCCGCTTAGCACAAATTAATGAAGCAATTAAATCTTTACTATCTACTGAGGTCACTCCTGAAGCAGAGCAACCCGCTGAAGCAGTTGCAGAAACTAAGGAGCCGATTATTGATGTAACAGATTTGAAGCATAGTTTAACCAATTTATTAACTAAATTAAATTCCTAACAATGGAAGAATTAAAAAGCATTGAGGCCTCAGTAAAATCTGCTACTGCTGCCGTTGAATCAATGAAAGCTGCCAATGAGGCTGCTATCGCAGAAGTTAAAGGACAAGTGGATGAAGTAAAAACTGCACTTGTTACAATGGATGAGGCTGCTAAGAAAAATCAAGCTGCTATTGACCAGATGATTGCTGAAAAAACTGCTAAGACTGTAAACAACAAGAACAAGTCTTTCGGTGATGCTTTCTCTGAGCAAATGGCTGAGGCTTTTGAAGCTAAGCAAGCTGAAATCAAAGAGTTCCAAAAGAACAAAAATGCAAAGTTGACTATCGACCTAAAGAGTGTTGGTACAATGACTTTGGGTAACAACTTGACTGGTGATGGTACTGCTACTTACAACACTCGTCAGGGATTAGTACCTGCGCAGAAAATCAATATGCGTGACCTTATCCCAACTGCTGTAAGTCCAACAGGTCTTTATGTTACTTACCGTGAGACTGGTACAGAGGGTTCTATCGGAATCCAAACTGAAGGGGATGCTAAATCTCAAATCGATTACGATCTAACTGAGGTTAAGGTTGTATCTGATTACATCGCAGGTTTTGCTCGTTTCTCTAAGCAAATGATGTTCCAACTTCCTTTCTTACAGAATACACTTCAAAGAATGTTGCTCCGTGATTTCTACAAGAAAGAGAACTCAACTTTCTTTAGTGCTGTATCTAGTGCTGCAACAGGTTCTACAACTACTTCAGCTTCTGTTGATGCTGAGCAGTTAGTTGACTGGATTGCAAACCAATTGGATGCAAACTTTGAAGCATCTTTCGCTTTGGTATCTTATGCTCAATGGGCTGACTTACTTAAGACTAAGCCTACTGACTACTCTGTACCTGGTGGATTTGTAATTGATGCAAATGGTAATGTTCGTATCGCTGGAGTACCTGTAATTGGTGCATCTTGGGTTACTAATGACAAAGCCTTAATCATTGATGCTAACTACCTTGAAAGAGTTGAGACTGAAGGATTGCGTGTAGAGTTTTCTTATGAGGATAGTGACAACTTCCAAAAGAACTTGGTTACTGCTCGTGTTGAGTGTTTTGAGGACATCAACATTATGAGAACAGATGCAATCATCTACGGATCATTCTAATTAGTGCTGTGGTTTGATGTGGTGATAGGGGTCGGGTTTCGGCCCGCCCCTTTTTTTAAATAATGTCTATGTTATACAATTTACTGATAGATTGGGAGGACCAGACAGAAGAGTCTGGAATAGTTGAGCCTGTTACTCTTGCTGAGGTTAAAAATTACCTCAGATTAGAGGGTTTTATTGACTCAACAGAATCTTTATCTTCAGATTATGATGATGATGATGAATTGATAGATGATTTAATTACATCAGCCAGAGAAAGATTAGAGGAGTACACAGGTTTGTCTTTTATACCTAAGACCTACTATATTGAGTTCACTAATTTAGCAGGTAATTTTGAGATTCCCTTTGGTCCAGTAAATGAAATCTTATATCTCTATGATGATATGGGTGATTCTATTAGTACAGATAACTTTGACATCTCAATAAGTGGCAGAGTCCTTAAATCTCCTAATTACGAGAATATGACTATGCAATATGAGTGTGGTTATAACAATCTCCCAAAAGGGTTAAAAGATGCAATGTATAAAGAGATAGCTTATAGATATATCAATAGAGGCGATGAGAATGTTGATGGATTGAGCAGAGAGGCAATGGCAATAGCTGCTAAGTACAAAACCGCAAACTGGATAGGATAATGGCAATAGGTAATCTTAAACCCATAAAGTTAATTCAGTACACCCAAACCATTGATGGTGCTGGTGATGCTACTGAGGCAACTCAGATTGTCTATAAATTGTGGGCAGAGATTACTGACAATGGTGGATCAAGAAGTCAGTCTTTGGGTAGGACAGATATGTCAGACTCTAAAACCTTTAAGGTTAATTTTAGAAACTACCTAATAACAGGTGACTATAAGATTGAGTATTTTGGTCAAGTTTATGCCATTACCAATGTGCAAAGAATAGATGAAAAAAGGTTTAACTACCTACTAACAGGATTCAATACATTTGAGTCTAGTGCAGGTGGTGGTGCTGGAGGAACAACCATAAACCCAACAACATTAGTCTATAATGATGTTACAGGGGTAATGAGTTTTGAGGGTGGCAATTTGAATGGCAATTGGTTACAGATATTTGTAAGAGATTTAAATGGTCAGCCTTACAATAATCGCTTTAATGAAAGGGTAAGTATTGGACCTGGTCCAGTTACCGAAATAACCGTTCCTTATTTAACACCTCCTGATGAGGTTGTAGTAAGTTGGTACATTTTACAAAGTGCGCCTCCATATTCAATCCTAACAGCTACGGAATCGGCTAATATAGTAAGCACAAGATTATCAGAAAGAACATTTAGGATTTATTTGTATGGTGTGCAAAATGATGTAGTTTCTTATACCTTAATTGATAATGGTGTAAATGTTTATAATTGTGAAGGAACTAACATTGGTTATTCAGTAGGAATTGATGAATATGTTGCATTGCAAAATGCTGATCCTGTGAATAGTCAATACTTCCAAATCACAGATTACAGATTGCAAGTGACTAGTACATATGGACCAAATTATTTATTAACAGCAAGTCCTGTGAATCCATATTATCAATGGAATCCAGCTGATACACTTTTATATCTTCAGGCAGGAATATGATAAAAGTAAATGTCATAGGATTGGATAGTCTAAAAGACCGAATTGCTAAAGCCAGTAAAGAAACTGCTGTCTTAGTGGATGCGGAATTAGAGGCTGCTGCAATGGAATTTGTAGGTCAAGCAAAAAGAGATTTGGCTAGTCAGGGTGGAGATAGAGGTACTTTATTAAGGTCCATATCTTACAAACAAGAGAAAGACCTATCTTATACGGTTTCTGCCAATCAGTTTTATGCTCCTTTTATAGAGTTTGGTACAAAGGGGAAATATAGTCCTTATCCTGGCACAGAGGAGTTTGCTGCTCAGTATAAAGGAGTAAAAGGTGATGGTGCTTTAAAGCTAATAGATGCTATCAGAGGTTGGGTAAAGAGAAAAGGGATAGCAAGTGGTAAAGAGGTTGACAGAGTAGCATTTTTGATTGCTCGCTCAATCTACAAGAATGGTATCAGTCCTAAACCATTCTTTTTTAAGCAGGTTGTACCTGTAAGGACAAATTTAATAAACCGAGTGAATAAATTACTAAATGGTATATAAGAGTCCATTATACGATTTAAAGACTGCGTGGTATTTACAAATTAAAAATTATGTGACTCCAACTGTATTTAAGGATGCAGTACCTTTAACGTATAATAGTAACTATGTATTAATTCGTTCAGAAGGTTTAACACAAACTGAATTAAACAACTCTGCCTTTTTCACTAATGCAATAATCATAGTGGAAATAGTGATAAAGTTTGCAAATATAGGTAACAGTAAACCAGCATATGATTTACTAAATGAGATAAACACAATTATGTTACCAACACCAAACACAAACCCAATACTAATAGCAAATCATCAAGTTATGCAGATAACTGTACAATCAGAGACTGAGATATACGAAGATGATGGTGCTGAGAAATTATTTAGGCTTATCGTAAGATATGAGCATATTCTTAATCAAAATTAAATAAAACAAAATGGCAGATCCAACAACTTTGAGTGGTAGTGTGATGTTTATCGAGTATTCAGACACTCCCTCTGGTGCAAAAAAGTCGGCTGTGTGTCAATCTGAGGGATCATTTGATGGCAGCCGCAATGTAGTTAGTGATGAGACTAACTGCGGAACTCTAAAGGTATTAGGACCTCAAAACAACCGATTCACTTTGAATGCAGTTGTTGATACAGCTCCTGATGCTACTGAGGCTTCTTACAATGATTTTCAAACTCTTTATGCCAACAACACTAAAAAGTATTGGCACTTGACAGATTCATCTGAGACTGTTTATCACGGTGGCTACGGATGGATTTCTGCTCTTGGTCAGCAGAATGTTAGCGGTCAGACTGCTAAGTTCACAATGACTATTGAGATTGAAGGAGATATCGATACTGAACCAGCAAGCTAAACCACTATGAAACAAATCACACACACAATAGGAGGTCAAGAAAGGATATTAAATGTCGGAAAGATGTGGTTTTCCAAATACTATGGGGAGGCCACATCCTCTGACCCTCTTTTAATGACTGAACTATTAAGCAAACCAAACAAGCAGTTTGATTTTATTGTCGGCATTGTCTATGCAGGTATTAACTGCCACTTTAAACATATCAAGTCTAATGACTTTGTTTCTTTAGAGCAAGTCCAGGACTGGGTAGGTGATTTAGATGAGACAGAGGCCGCTGATTTAATCAATAAGTTTGTTGAAGTAAATAAACCGAAAGAGCAGGGGGAAGTAGAGACCCAAGTGGCAAATCCTTAACTTGGGATGATATAAGGTCGGAGGCTTTTGGTCAGATTGGCCTTAATCCTGCTGAGTTTTATGACTTAGAGTTTGATGAGTATATTCTCTTACGAAAAGGGTATATTGATAAGATAAAGACTGAGTCATACTTATTAAGGTTTCAGACTGCCCTCATTTGTGAGGCATTGATAGGAAAGGGGAATGGTGCTAGGTTTGTTATGGATAGTTGGCAGCTAGAGGAAAAGGCTGAGATGACACAAGATCAAATCAGGACCTTACTAAAAGCTAAGAGAGAGAAAGAGGCTTTGAAACGAATAAAAAAACAGAATGGCTGAAGGTTTACAGATACAGATAGGTGCTAATGTCACAAGTGCGGTTCAGGGTCTTAATCAGGTACAAGCTGAATTAGACCAAACCAGCAAAGATGCCTCTGCTTTTGGTAATTCTGTCGATAAAGCCGCAGCTAAACTTAGAGCCTTACCCAATGTTACTGGACAAGCTACATCAACATTAACTAACTTTAGTAGAGTTGTACAGGATGCGCCATTTGGAATTATAGGTATTGCCAATAACATTGATCCTTTAGTACAATCATTTAATCAATTAAAAGTAAGCACAGGCTCAGCCACAGGTGCTTTTAAAGCCTTAATAGGACAATTAGCAGGTCCTGCTGGTATTGCTTTAGGGATATCAGTTGTGACATCTTTGCTTGTTAAATATGGCGATAAACTATTTGCTGCTAGTGCTGCTAGTAAAGAATTAGCAGAGCAGTCTAAGAAAGCTGCTGAAGCACAAAAACAAATAATCACTCAGTTAGGTCAAGAAAGAGCAGAAGTTGACAAACTGATTATTTTAATAAATAACGAGAACACAACTAGAGGGCAAAAAGAAGCTATTCTTAAAAAACTACAACAAATAAGTCCTCAGTATTTTGGTGATTTAAAAAATGAGGCTGGATTAGTTGATAGTCTTACACAAGCCTACAAAAGATATACAGCTAGTTTAGTTGCTAAATCTGAGGTTGCAACATTAACTAGACAATTAGATGAGATTAGTGCATCTATATTGGAATTAGAAAAGCAGGGTGCAACTACTGAAGTTATTGATTTAGGACTGAAGCAGGGATTAGATGGCAGACTGCAAGTTACTAAGTTACTAACTAGAGAGCAGACTAAACAATTGACATTAAATACTCAATTGTCTGCGCAAGAAAGAGAAAGACAAAGAGTATTAGCAGAGATTGCTAAAAGACAGGGTGCTTTGGCTGATGACTTACGAATCAGACCACAAGACATTAAAATCAAGCCTGAGAAGGTTACCTTAGAGCCTGTTAAAATCAATATCCCGAAGGATGCATTTGATGTACCCATAGAAGTACCAGCAGAGGGAATTGCAATCCCTGTTCCTAATGTAACCATAGACTTTTTAAATCTTGATGTCAGTAAGCAACTAGCACAAATAAAAAATAAATTTGCATTTTTTGGATTAGAAATACCTCCAATAAATGTTCAAGCTGTAATACAAAATCCTGAGATATTAGATTATCTTAATGAGCAACTAGATGTAGCTTATGGTAAGTTTAGGAATGTGTCTGATATTGTAGGAGGTGCAATGGCTCCTGCATTTGATGGTTTATTTAATTCTATAGAAAAAGGTGGGGATGCTATTGGCGGATTCTTTGATGGACTTGCACAAGGCATTCAGCAATTAGTACAAGCATTAATCCAAACTGCTGCTATTGCAGGATTGGTTTCACTTATTACAGGTACACCTTTCTCATCTTCCTTTAAGTTACTTTCGGGCATTACATTGCCTGGAAGGGCATTAGGAGGACCAGTAAGTGGGGGAACACCTTATCTAGTGGGAGAAAGAGGTCCAGAATTATTTGTTCCTTCTGTTAGTGGTGGGATTGTACCTAATAACGCAGTAGGTTCATTTATGGGAGGCAGAATGGGAGATAGTGGTAGAGGAACAACATTAAGAGGTCAGGATATTATTTTAGCATACGCAAGAACACAAAGAAGTCAATTAAGAGTTAATGGCTAATTTTTACAAAGGAAGTTTTGTCAATACGCAGGTTGATTATACGGACAATAGTCCGAATGAGCAGACCTTTTATGTCAAGATAACTGATGTAACTCAAAATGATGAATCAATACAAGAATTAGAGTTAGCTGATGCTCCTGTGGTTTTGCAGACTGTTGACAATTCAGAAGATAAATTTACTACCATAAAAAGTAAGAGTTGCACACTTAGGGTTTTTACTACTGATGTGGTTAATGCAATGACTTTTGCAGGTGGCGGTGATACACAATATAAAGTAGAGATTTCGGTTAATTCAGAGGAAGATATTATCTATACAGGTTGGCTTTCTTTGTCTGATTTAGGTCAGACCTTTCAGCCTGATCCAAATGTGTTGGTTTTAACTGCTACGGATGGCATAGCTTTTCTAAAGAGTGTGCCAATGAGTGACAATGAGGGTAGGTTTTTAACTGGTCCTCATCCTCTTATTAAGTTAATTGCTTGGGCCTTACAAAAGACAGGGTTAGAGTTAGAGATATGGATTCAGATGAATCTTTTGGAAGTTAATTCTATTTATGACTATCCTGAGTACCATTTCTATAATACGGTATTCCTAAATGCTCAAACCTTTGAATCAAACATAGGGGAGTTAGAGGATTCTTATACTGTACTACAAAAGATATTAGGCGAGTTTTGTGAGTTAAGCCAACAAAAAAATGTTTGGTTTATTAAGTCAATAGATGAGGCTAATTATGCTCAATTTAGGATTTGTAGGTTTGATTATGAGGGAACTCCTAGTGATTACATAACTGAGTTATATGCTAAAGACATTGGTGCTGATTCAGATTATTACACTATGGCCTTTATGAATGATGATGCTAGATTATCATTACAAAGACCATTTAAATCAGTAGAGCATAATTTTGATTATCAATATCCTGCCGAATTAGTACAAAATATAGACTTTGAAAGAGGAACTGCTACAACTGAGCCTGATCCTACTCAACCAACTTCAACAGGTATTTATAAGCCTGAAGGTTGGACATTAGCAAGGGCAGGTGATGGCACAGGTGGGGTATGGTTAGACCTTTATCAACAAGCTGGTGCAAGGGGTGAGATAATTAAGGAGTTTGAGTATGGATATGAGAAAGACAGATATCTAGTTGTTGAACACGAAGATGTAGGAGGCACAGATTATATTCACTATGTTAAAAGCACTCCATTTTATGTTCAAAAGGGTGATTTGCTTTCTGTATCTGTTGATGTAGGTCAGGACACTACTTTAGGTTTTGTTAATCCTGTTCACATTTGGCTAGAAAGTGATACAAGCTATTACACTTGGAATTTAGATGTCACAAGTTTAAATAGTGAAGGTGAGCCAGCAACTAATCAATGGGTTGCTAAAAATAAACCTTTAACTGCTTCAATATCTGATAATCCATTTACACAAATGTGGCGAATGGAATTACAGACCGTAAGTGTAGGCGATGAGTTACCAAAATACAAAACAATCAGCGGTGAAATTGAAGTTCCTGCCGATGGGGTTATATGGGTAAGACTTTGCACTAACTTTAACATATTTGCACCTTATTATTTTTCTAATTTATCTATAAATATCACACCAAGAGTCAATGGCTCTTATCAGAAATATACAGGTCAAAGACATACTTCAGAACAAGATATAGATACTTTAGCAACTAGAGAGGAATCTGTTTATATGTCCGATGCACCTAGAATTGAGATGAGAGGTGCAATGCTGAGAAGGTTATTAGACTCTAATCTTTATTCAGGTAATGCTTCATTTGAAACTGGCAATGGTGTAACTTTGGATGGCTTTTTGACACCAATCTTCAATATCAACGATTACATAAGAATCACTAACACTACAAATAATAATGGCACATTTAGGATAGTTGCAACAAACTATTCTTTTGTTACTGATAAGACTGTATTAGAGTTTGCAGAAAATACGATTGCTGAGATTGATGCTAGTACAACAATTGAGTCTTATAAGTATGAATTAACTGAGAACTTTTACGATTCAATAGATTGGCCTGGAGGCGGTGCGCCACAAGAGGACCAAATACCTTATGGTCAGCATCAGAATCAAGCGGTCTGGAATCAATTTAATAGGGTTTTTAGCGCATTTGAGGCCACTATTGATGGATTGGACACAGATAAGGTTGATAATTTAGGGTTGCCTGATTTGCCCGATTTAATGCATATGTACAGACAGAATGATGTGCATCCTGCAACCTATAATAAGCAGTTTAAGTGCTTACACTATGAACAAGATACTGATAATTGCGAATGGTCTATTTATATGATTGAGGTAGGGGATGGATCTATACCTAAAACATACGATGGCCACTCGTTTAAATATATTCAAAAATGAATGACCCAAAGGTAGTAAGAGGTTCGAATATGATTGCCTCTATAAAGGTTAGTGGTACTTATTATCCTGTATTTTGTGCTAAGTCTTGCTCATTTGAAATGACCAATGAGATTATCAACAGAACAGGGGTAAATGATGGGTTATTTACTAAGAGAAGGATTAGGAGAACAGAATGGTCTGGCTCAGCTTCAGGGGTGCTTGTAACAAATAATGATGGAAATCGTTACAGTCCTTTCTACCTTATGCAAGAGTCGGTGAGAAGGTCCACAATGGAGTGGCAGTTTGAGTTCACTAACTTGGATGGGGATATCAGAACAATAGAGGGTGAGGCTTTAATACAGAATTTACCTATCTCTGGTGATGTGCAATCTTTTGTGCAATGTACAGTAAATATCATAGGAACTGGAGCTTTTACAATGGATGAGAGTCCATCATCGCCAACAAGTGATGAGAATGTTGATTCAGATTATTGGACTACAACAGCAGGGCAAAATGCCATTCAGGGATTGTCAGTTTATGGCAAATCCTTACAGGGAAAAGAGATTTTGGCTATTGCCAGAGAGGGAACAGTTTATGATCCTATAACTACGGGAAGTCCATCAAATCGGACTGCGCTATTTAATAGTGCATTAGGTAGGATTACATTTGACTCAAATATACCTTTTAATCCAGGCGAAACAGTCTGGGCAATGTGGAAAGACTAATGACATTAAGTAAAACATATTATCCTTTAGCTACTTTGTATTCTATAACGGATGCAAATTTAGCTTATTGCAAAATGCTTTTAGTGGCTAGGTCAGGGGTAGAGTATAACGTGGACACTACTGCCTTAAATGAAGGTGGTGGAAACTATTGTTATTACAATGCCTCTAGTGGAACTATTACCTTTTATGATCAACAGCCTTTTTTAGATAACGAATCAATTAATATAGTATATGATACGAATCCTTAAACTTGTCTTTTTATTAGTAATTGGTCAGGTTGCTTTTGCACAGGCTCCTTCTAATTACACAAACATTAATGGTAGATATCGTTGGATTGCTGGAATGTTTGATAGTACTTTTCACATTCCAAAAGGTACAACTCCTAGTTTAAGAACAGGAGGTTCAACTAATGGAGGTGCTTTATTTTATAAGACAGCAGACTCATCCTTACAAGTTTACACAGGTACTCAATGGCTGAGAATGTTAAAAGTGGGTGATACAACAGGGATGCTAACCCCTTATTTTAATTCAGTTGGGGTAGGTTTAAAAAGTACAGGTCAACAGGTTTATGCTGATACACTTTTGCTATCTACTAGACTATGGAGACAGAAAGGAATAGACTCTGTGGCAGCTTTGATTAATAATAATGTTTCGGGAATAAGTGGTTATTTATCAAAGTTTGATGGCACAAATTCCATAGATACATCACAGATTTATCAGAATGATGGGAGAATAGGAATAGGTACAATAAGCCCTAGCGCAAAACTTCATGTATTAGGTGCAGATCAATGTAATATAAGGGTAGAATCTACAGGTGTAGGTGCAGGTATTGATTTAAAAGATAATACTACATCAGC